GGATTGTTGTTGTACGAAGAACCCAACCGAGAACACACCTATGTCATCACTGTGGACGTGTCCCGAGGTGTTGGAGGTGACTATTCAGCGTTCACTGTTGTGGATGTCACAGATATACCTTACAAACTGGTGGGGAGATTCAAGAACAACACCATTGCTCCCATGTTGTTTCCAGAAGTGATACGTAAAACAGCCAAAGATTACAACAATGCCATGGTGCTGGTGGAAACCAATGACATTGGAGGACAGATTGCTGACATCTTGTATTCAGAACTGGAGTATGAAAACATCTTGAGCACAGTGAAGGAGAACAATCAAACCTACATCAGTCCTGGGTTTTCCAAGTCCACCACTCTGGGCGTCAGAACCACCAAGACAGTGAAACGCCAAGGGTGTTTCGCCATCAAAAGTTTACTGGAAGAGAAAAAACTAAATATATTTGATGCCGACACCATCCATGAATTCTCTACATTCGTGGAAAAGAGTGGCAGTTACGTGGCTGATGAAGGTTACCACGATGATTTGGTGATGACTCTGGTTCTGTTTGGATGGCTGACCACCAATCAGTATTTCAGGGAACTCACGGATGTGAATGTCCGTGAAAGAATTTACAGGCAACAGATGTTGCAAATTGAGGATGAATTGACTCCTTTTGGATTTATAGATGATGGAAATGTTGAGGAAACATTTGTGGTCGATAATGTTGTATGGTCCACAGACAAAAATTTGCCATGGAAGATAGATAAAGATTCGTAAACTTATAAATATTTTCAACTTGTTCCAAGACAAATTGAAATCCGGTCTTTGAAAAATTACACAGATATAGGAGATTAACATGGCATTTCAACTATCACCAGGTGTACTAGTCGTTGAAAAGGATCTAACCAACGTAGTCCCTGCAGTTGCCACATCAATTGGTGGTTTCGCAGGTGAGTTTCAATGGGGTCCAGTTCTCGCGCCTGTCACTATCAGTTCAGAAATTGAATTAGTAAGAACATTTGGTAAACCCAATGACACCACAGCAGCCAGCTTCTTTTCAGCTGCCAACTTCTTAAGCTATTCCAACAATCTTAAAGTGGTTCGTGCTGTAGGTGCAGCAGCTCGCAATGCTGTAACCTCAGGTACCGCTATTCTCATTGAGAATGAAGATGAATATGAAGCTGAGTATGGCGGTGGAGAAGCAACTGTAGGTGAATTTGCTGCCAAGTACCCAGGTGCACTAGGAAATTCATTGAAAGTTTCCATGTGCGACGGCGCATCTTTCAACAAAACATTGACAGGTACACTTGCTGTATCTGCAGGCGGTACATCAGTCACTGGTACTGGCACATCTTTCACCACAGAACTTGCTATTGGTGACCTCATCACCACAACCGCAGGTGTTACCGTTGGTACTGTGACAGCTATTCCCGGTGCCACATCATTAACCATCACAGCAGCAGCAGTGGCATTGGCAGGTGTAAACGCCAAGGCCAAGTGGGAATTCGCCAGCAGCTTTGATGAAGCTCCAGGCACCTCATCCTTCACATCCAGTCTGGGTGGTGCTGATGATGAACTTCACATCATCGTGATTGATGAAGATGGTCTTATCTCAGGTACCGCAGACAGCGTACTGGAAAAGTTTGCCAATGTGTCCAAGGCAGCTGATGCCAAGGCAGCACAAGGTTCCAACAACTTCTACGCAGAAGTGTTGAAGGGCTCACGGTACATCTATTGGATGGATCACACTGCTTCAGTGGAAGGCGGTGATACAGCTTGGGGTTCATCAGCAGCTGGCAACACATTCAAAGCCATGACAAAAAATGTCAGTGTGTCTTTGGAAGGTGGTGTGTCTGCCTCACCATCAGCTGCAGAAGTCATCACAGCCTACGACGAGTTTGCAAACGCAGAATTGATTGATATAAACTTGCTCATCTGTGGTCCACACAATTCCACAGTGGCACAATCTGTGATTGACATTGCAGCTGACCGTTTGGATTGCATGGCATTCGTTTCACCTGACTTGGCTGATGTGTTCAACAACGCCGGTGATGAAGCTGATGACATCGTAGAATTCCGTGAAACACTAACATCCACTTCCTACGCTGTGTTGGATTCAGGTTGGAAGTATCAATACGACAAGTACAATGACAAGTATCGTTATGTACCATTAAATGCTGACGTGGCAGGTCTTTGCGCACGTACAGACGCCGTTGCTGAACCTTGGTTCTCACCAGGCGGATTGAACCGTGGTCAAATCAAGAATGTCGTGAAGTTGGCATATTCACCAGACAAGACAGACCGTGACACACTCTACAAGAAGGGTGTGAACCCAGTGGTGTCATTCCCAGGTGAAGGTACTGTGTTGTTTGGCGACAAGACATTGCTTGCCAAGCCATCAGCTTTTGATAGAATCAACGTTCGTCGGTTGTTCATTGTGTTGGAAAAGGCTATTGCCACAGCAGCCAAGTTTCAATTGTTTGAATTCAATGATGCCTTCACACGTGCACAATTCCGTAACTTGGTGGAACCTTTCTTGCGTGATGTACAAGGCCGCCGCGGCTTGACTGACTTCCGTGTGATATGTGATGAAACCAACAATACAGGTGAAGTCATCGACCGTAACGAATTCGTGGCTGACATTTTCATCAAGCCAGCTCGTTCCATCAACTTTATATCACTGAACTTCATTGCAACACGCACAGGCGTGAGCTTTGAAGAAGTTGTCGGCGCCTAATCAATAACTTCTAGGAGAAGAAACAAATGGATATTTCACAATTTAAAAGTAAGTTAGGCGCAGGTGGTGCACGTCCAAACCAATTCCTAGTGACACTAACTTTCCCTGCTGCTGTTGGAGCAGGTGCTAGTGATGACTCACTACTTGTAACATCTGCAGCCTTGCCAGCATCCAACGTCAATCCAACCATCGTGCAGTATCGTGGTCGTGAAGTGAAGATGGCTGGTGAACGGACATTTGATCCATGGACCATTACCGTGTTGAACGACACCAGCATGAAGCTTCGTCGTTTGTTTGAATCATGGTCCAACTTAATGAACAACCGTGAAAACAACGGCGGCGCATTGGCACCAGCCTCATATATGTGTGACTTGGCAGTGGAACAACTGGATCGTAATGATGAAGTCATTCGCACCTATGACATCTACAACTCTTTCCCAATTACTGTTTCTGAAGTGGCATTGGCCTACTCAGCAAACGATGTGATTTCAGAATTCAATGTGACGTTCCAATACTCACATTTTGATGTGACACCTGTTTAATCCTTAACGTAGGATAGGTAGAAATATTATGGATATATTTGGATATCAAATCAAGAGGAAGGAACCGGCACAAACTGAGCGTTCGTTTGTGCCACCTTCTGATGACGGTGCCTTAGACACCATCAAAGCCGGTGGCTACTACGGTTCCTATTTGGACCTGGAAGGTGCTGCCAAGAATGAATCAGAACAAATCAAGCGTTACCGTGATATCGCATTGATGGCAGATGTGGATGCCGCCATTGATGATGTGGTGAATGAAGCCATTGCCAATCTGGACAATGAAGATATTGTACATATTGATTTACAAAATGTCAAGGTGTCCGCTTCTGTAAAGAAGAGCATTGAACAAGAATTTGACAACATCTTGAGCTTGTTACATTTCAAGGACAAAGGTCAGGATTATTTTCGACGTTGGTACATTGATGGCAGAATATACTTTCACAAAGTGATTGATACCGCGAAACCCAAGCAGGGGTTGACAGACATTCGGTACATTGACCCAAGAAAAATCAAGAAAGTACGTAATGTTATCAAAGAGAGAGAACCCAAGACGGGTGTGGAATTTGTGCAGAGTGTGGAAGAGTTCTTCATGTACAATGAAAAGGGCATTCATATGTCCCCCAACATGGCTATATCCACACAAGTGCAGGGATTGAAAATCACCAAAGATGCCATCTGCTACGCCTCATCTGGGTTGTTTGATGTGGATCAACAAATGGTGTTGAGTTATTTACACAAAGCCATCAAGCCTGCCAATCAGTTGCGTATGATGGAAAATGCTTTGGTCATCTATCGGTTGGCTCGTGCTCCTGAAAGAAGAATCTTCTACATTGATGTAGGCAATCTTCCCAAGTTGAAGGCTGAGCAATATCTGAAGGACATCATGAATCGCTATCGCAACAAGATGGTGTACGATGTGAACACAGGTGAACTGCGAGATGACAAGAAGGCCATGAGCATGTTGGAAGATTTCTGGTTGCCTCGTCGTGAAGGTGGCAAAGGAACAGAAATCACAACACTGCCCGGTGGGCAAAATCTCGGTGAGATTGCTGACATTGAATATTTTCAACGCAAGCTGTATCAGGCATTGAATGTTCCCATGTCACGGTTGCAA